CTCGGTTCTTTTTCCTCCCGCTGCTCAACATCAATTTCATCATCATCCAAATCAAATGGAAACATCTACATTCACCACCTTATCGAGGATCAGATATTTTTCATCTGATAATCTGTAAACAGCCACCATATCACCCGCTTTTAAAAGACTTTGTATTTTTTCAACCTGTTTCTCTTGATCATTCTCAACAACATTCACGTTCTTTTTCATGCTTAGATGTTCTGCCACATAAAAATCATCCTGATCCAGAATGTTTTTTGCTACCTCGCATTCCGTGGGTGATTTCATAATACCTATCACGATCTTCGCCGGATTATTTTTCATCCCCTCTTCCTGCATTATTTTCAAAAGCTTCTCATATCCATTCATGGCCTATCTCCAACACTTTGTGCATTTTCTATACTTTGGTTTTCCCTTATTTTTACCTTTTTTATTAAGAATCTTTAACACACCACTGACAGTTGTCTTTAAAGGTGTCGCACCCTTTAGTGATGCACATGCAGGGTTTGAATGAAAAACAGTCCCGTTTTCAAGATAATAAGCAACTGCGCCTTCATCGTAAGTTTTCTTATTATCCTCCGTAGATGCCTTTGTTTTTCTATTGTTGGAACTTCCTGTGGAAGTATCCGTGGATTTTTTCTCTGAGCTATCCGCTGATTCATCTGCACCGCTTTCCATAATATTCTGCCATACAAGTTCTAACTGCATGGTATGTACACCGTTTTCAAATGTATGTGTATCACTTGTGATATAAAATTTCCCGTTCAGTCCTGTTGCCTTGTCATAAATAACAATGCTTCTCCCGGAAACCGCTCTGATATTTCCAATCGCCTCAACAGACGCCTCTTTTGTGATTCCGACCATAAGCGCTTCCGCCTCTTTCTTTGCGTTCACGCCATCTTCCTTCGTATATGTTGACTGATAAATGCCATATTTCTGTGTCAGCTTTTTCTTTTCAACTTTTCCTACCTGCTGCATGCTTTCATTGTAAATTTTGACCAGGTTTACCATATTATCCGTGGTATCTGAATAACTCGCATCCGTGATATCTTTTCCCTGATCCAGCGTCACTTTTGAGTCTTTCCCTTTCACGATTACAGATAATTTCTTACCATCCATCGTCAGCATATATTTTTTCTTTGTTTTTCCAACAGCTTTTCTATATGCTTTCAGAATTATTCCATAAAGATTTTGATCTTCAAATATCAATTTCGGAATATTTACGCCCGTTTTCGCCAAATCGCTGCATTTAATTCCCGCCTCTGTGCAAATCTGTTTTGTAATCTGCTCCGGTGTTTTGTTAACGAACTTTCTTGACGTGCTTGATCTCAGCAGATAATGCATAAAATCCTTTGCCGTATAGGACGCAGTACCGATCGCAGCACTTTTTTCTCTGCTTGTGATCACACCAATAAACAATTTTTCTTTATCTGAATATAGTGTCACTATGTCTCCAAGTTTTATTGAGGCATTTTTAAATCCTTTGTCATATGGATTTACCGGAATAGAGAATGTAATCTGACGCGATGCCTGTGTGTCAGTACCGCTCCATTCCACCTTTTCAAAATTAAGCTGTACCTTATTCCAGTAAAGTTTTATCACTTAACCACCACCTTATATCCGATCAAGGCAACAGTCTCCTTTTTGCCTTATTCACCACTGCAATATTATTTTTTCTAACAGTTTTCCACGTTTTTGATGAACCAAGATACTTTTTTACCACCTTGGGCCAAGTGTCGCCCTTTTTCCATGTGTGTGTAGACCCTTTCTTTTTTGTGCTAATGCGTTTTGCTGCCACAACCTCTCTGTATTCTTTCAGTGTAAGTGTGTATTTGACGTCTCCTGATCCGTCATTTTCTCCATGAACAAATGATTCGATCGTGCAAAACATGTTAACATCTGTTTCTGTGATAATCAGATGTACTGTTGTGTTTTTTTCATATAAATTTTTCAATTTTTTACAATAAAAATTATATGGATCATGGTATTTTCCGTGTCTAAAATTATATTTTTTCGAAGGAAAAAAGGACTCCAATGTAATACTGTAGAGTCCTCTTTTCCCCTTCAAGTTAATTTCTCCAAGGTTGTGAATGTATAACGACTGATTGTTTTGTGATCCGGAAATTTCAAATGACTCAGGGTTTACCGGAAACAAAATTGATTTTTTTTCATTATCCCAGTTCAGGTATATATCCATCGTCATTTCCTCCGCCGTTGTTCTGGATTTCTTCCAGTTTTTTTGCAAATTTATCAATAAATTTGTCCATGTCCTCTTCTTTTTTAAACACTATTGTGTCGGCAATCTTTTCAATCACAACACCAGTTCTTCCTTTCGATGCTGCTCCGTCCTGATATGCTTTTCTCAGTGACTTGTCATGCGGGTACACTCTCGTCCCACTCGGAAGATCCACGATCTCCGCTCCGCGGTCATGAATCATTGCGGGGCCGCCTTTCCAGTCCATAGTTCCAGAATACAGCATCGGAATGGTTGGCAAGTTTATATGGAAGTCTTTTCCTCCAACTTCTGGTACCCAGTCCGGGATTGTAACACCAATATTGTTAATACCGGCGATTGCTCCATTGATCAAACCAATCACTGCATTCAGTGGCGTTTTGCAGAGTCCAGCTAGTGATTCAAACACTCCGGCAAATATCTCTTTTAAACCTTCAAATGCTTTCCTCCAGTTTCCGGTAAATACTCCCGTCAAAAAAACGATCAGACCATCAAATATTTTTAAAACTCCGCCTATTGTATCCTCAGCAGAAGTTGCCAGTCCTTTCAGGAATCCAATCGCAGCTCCTATCGCTCCACCAAGCACACCTTTAAATACTTCCTTAGCAATTCCCCCGATTTTTGTCATTACAGGCTGAATTGCCACCCACAGCGCTTTTGCGTGTTCGCCTATTTCTGTGAATTTTCCTCCAATTGGTGTCAGTTTTTCTTTCAAACTATCACCTGAAGCTCCACATGTCTGCATGATTTTCTGAACATATCTAAACACCTTTGTGGCTGTGGCTTTTATTTTATCCCAATTTTTATATACAAGTACCCCGGCAACCACCAGTCCTGCAAGTATAGTGATCACAATTCCGACCGGGGAAGTAACAAGTCCTGCGATTGTACCAAATGTTTTAAATGCCTTTCCAACCTTTCCGACTGCCGTCACTACTTTCCCGATCGTCGAAACTGTTTTGCCAAATACCAAGATTGTTGGTCCGATTGCGGCTGCGATCCCAGCATATTTCATAATGTTTTTCTGTGCAGCCTCATCCAGGTTGTTAAACGCATCGATCATTCCTGTGATCTTATCAATTCCTTTTTGCGCCGGTCCTGCCAGGTTACTTCCTATGCTGTATGTGAATACATCAAACGTTGATTTCAGCTTTTCAATCGAGCCTCCGACACCACTCAATAGCGAGTCCGCCATTCCCTTTGCTGTACCGTCCAGATCATCCAGCGAGTTCCTGTAATTTTGTACTGTCTCCGGAGCTGTGTTGATCAAAGTAAGCCATTTCCCCATCTGATTCTTGCCAAAAATTGCTGATGCTGCCTGCATCTGTTGTTCCTGCGTTAACCCCGCAAATGCATCATGTAACTGTCCCTGCACTTCTACCATGCTTTTCATGGTTCCATCCGCGTTTGTAACGTTTAGACTTAACTTTTTAATCCACGCCGCGCCATCTTTGGCCGGTGATACCAATCGCGCAAGTCCGGTTTTC